CATGTACTGGTTGGTTTGCTGCTGTCCGAACTGGTCGGGAGCTTGCATCTGGAACGTCGTCAGATTGGGGTTGTAGTTAGTCTGCGCCGCTTGCATACTGGGCGCATTAACCTGCTGTGCATTCACTTGCTGGAAACCAAACTGGCCAGGAGTATACTGCCCCGCTGCGATTGAACCAAGACCCGCAGCGGTAGCAAGCGTGCTAGCATTACCGAACTGACCCGGTGTCTGCTGGTTTGCTATGGTATTTTGGAGTTGCGTCTGTTGTGGCGTGAAACCAGCAATGCGCTCTTGACCGTAGGGTTGGTAGTCAGTTGTTAGCGTCGTGCCTGCCCGCTGCATCAGCCCTTCGAAATAGGGGCGTGCGTATTCGGGGAGGGTTGACTGAGTAACCTCCGACTTTTGTACTTGATTGCTACCGCCACCACCGCCCATATTACGCTCCTAGTCCTGCATCTGCGACCGGCAATTCATATACCTGCCAAAGTGCTTTATATCCATCGTCTTTAAAAATCTTTGACCAACCGATCCTACCAGAAGATTCGATCCGTTCACAGTCATTATCGTGCGCCCAGTGCTGCAACATTTTAAGCATAGGAGTTTTCCATTCCATACCTTCATCACCTGCGCAAAATACCATATCAAGGCATAACATACGTGGGTACTGCTTAAAGCAGGTTATTGTAATACCTTTTATCTCTTCGCCTGTAAATGCAACCCAGAGATGATGGTCATACTGCGTAACCGAGTCGAGGATATCTTCAGGCTCATACCGACCAAACGTATACTCCGCAGCTTTACTCAAGTGTGGGAAGATGCGAGGCCATAACTCACTCACATGTTCGGTAGGAATTAAAGTAACTTGCATTATGCAAGCCCACGCCGCACTTTAGTATCTTCTCCACGGTCCGCTTTCTTGCGGGCTTTGTGCGCCTTGTTCATAAGTGAGTACAGCTTGGCAGTGCCCTTCTTCGGGTTGCCGCCGCCTAAGCGCTTAACTGCCTCTGGCGGGAATAACACTTCGTCGCGGGCGACACGTGCTTCCTGCTTACCACCGATACGTGCTTTAATGGAGTCGCTTACCCCGTCACCGGGCCCTTGCAGGGGGCGTCCGCCCATACGAGACAGAAGCTCCATACCTGCATTGCTGCTGCCGTTACCAAGCTCTGATACAGTGCGAGCATCAACGACAAAAGAGCCGTTCTTCATATCTACTTCACCGCCATCGGCGTAGCCCATGTCTTGTTGGGGGTCTACCATATACGGAGTGAGTATCTGGTTGTAGCGGTTCTGGCCCTTCTTAGCGTTAGGGTTCAGGACATTTTGTAGTATGGGTGTGCCCCGCGCAGTGCTGGAACCCGGCTGTACGACTTGGCCCTGCATGTTATAAACTTCAGGCATACCTACGTCGAAGTAGCGACGCTCCTTGGACGACTTAAGAAGGTCTTCGGTGTTGTCTGCGAAAGTAGCATTGCGCTTCTGCGCAGTGTACGGACCAGCATAGGAATTATCTATGACGCCGTCATCACCCATAGTGCCTTGTTTTGGGGCCATTGCACCGGAGATACCACTCGTAATGCCTGAAACACCCAACATAGGAGCAGCTTTAGAGATAATGCCCGGAGTACCAGCAGGTAGACCTGCACGTGTAGCTTGAGCGAAGCGCGAACCTAAGCCGCCTGTGAACTCTGCGCCTTTCATTACCGGAGGTGGCATATTGCCTACAGAGTTAGCGAACTGCCGAGCAAACTCTGGGCTGTTTATAGCTGCCTGCATAGGGTTAACCGCCGTAGGCGCTACGGTCGGTGCAGTTAATGTAGTAGCCCCCGGACCACCAGCAATGCCGGATGCTGGGATGTTTACTGTTGGTGTTACTGGTGTATTAGCAAGATTACCAAGAGTATCAGGAGTGACGGCGACTGGCGCAAGCTGCGCTGCCGGTACAGCAGCACCAAGACCCATATTAGCACCAAAGAAACCAGCTTTGTCGCCAAGTAACCCAGCTGCGTTGTGTGAGATAGAACCACCAACACCAGCCATACCAGCCATACCAGCACCACCAAAGGCACCGAGGCCAGCCATCAAGCCCTTCTTCAAGCTACCAGTACGTGCGAACTGACCTGCGCCTACGATACCAGCAGCAAGGGGAGCACCGACGCCAGTAGCCGCTAGGGCTGCGCCAAGAATAGTTGGGAGAAGTTTGCCAAGCCAGCCAGCTTCAGGCAGACCTGTTTGCGGGTTAATAGTAAGTGAGCCGCCATGTGCCATAGCCAGACCTTGAAGGCTGTTAACCTCGTCTGGTGTCATGTGGATAAGCATAGAGTCTTCGCCGCGACCTTGCGACTGCAACTGCTGCGCCATAGGGTTTTGAGCCACATTCAGCCCACCCTGCGTAGGAAGACCACCCGTAGTGCCGGGTATGGGTGTGCCTAGCTGTGGGGGGTTGCCCATAGGTGAAGCTGCGTTGTAGTCCATTATCCCTTATCCCTACCTTATCACTACGCTTATAGCGGCAATCTGTTCAAAACTAAACACCATTCTTACGTGGCCTTCGATACAAAGAACGCTTCGACAATAGCCGAAGGTGTACCCGGATGTGCAGGTGTTACACCTGCTGAGTACGCAACTGCTGGAAGATGCTCCATAACTACGCTTGTGCTGGTTGTGTGCCACATAACTTCGACCCATACGCCCGCTGCCTCTGCATAACCACTAAATGGTGTAACCGCGATAAGGTAAGAGGGTGTGCCTGAAGATTTGCGGGGCGGTATTGTAAACCGGCTGTTTGAGTTAGCGACATCCGTTGTGGTGGTGCCGTTGTTGTACCGGAACCATACGTCTACTTCTTGGGTGTCATTCGTCGTGTTCTTAAACGCCAAGCTATATATCAGCATATAGATGCCGGGGGCGGCAAAGGTGATCCGCGTGTTATTAACGCCTGTTATAGATATATCATCGGTAAACGACGTCACTTCTAACTTAACTGGGTAAGCCACATCAACGGCTGCTGCTGACTGGTCAACTAAACTAGTAAACTGATTATGTGGGAACGTCAGACCGATGCCGCTTCCGTAGAAGAAGTCCGCTGTGTATTTCTGCGCATTGTTTGGGGTGCGCGAGTCTAACTGCGAGAAGTAGTTTTCTATAACGCGAATAACCTGCCGTATATACTGCGGGTCGTAATGTGACGGTGGGTTAGGTAGTGGAGCGGCTTTGAATCTATCTAGTGCCATTAGCGTTTACCATCTTCACGGGCATCCAAGCGCGGGGCACCCAACTGCCACTGCACACCAAGATTTTCAGACTGGATTTTAAGCGCCATCTGGCGCGCACGGGCACGCAGGAAGACCTGATCGGTGTACTGGTCTACCGAAGTCTCGATGACAGGCTTTGAGTCCGCCACGTTGTTAGAAAGCGCAGAACCGGGGAAGTTACGCGAGCGGATTTGCATGGTGACACTAGCATCATTAGCTATGGACCCGCTAAACCCAACGTCAGGAATAATGCGTCTGCAAAGCATAAACTGGTCGCCATCAGCCAAGTCGAAGTCCGACGACTGGATATAGGATAGCATTGGATCAGCATCATCGTCGATGCCGTCCTCGTGGTTGTAAGTCTGCCCCGCTGAGAAATCAGAGAGTGGTGTGTTTGCGGCCTGTGGGTAGCGGCGCAGTGCTGTATCTAACCAAGCGGTGCGCTCTATTGTTCCATAGTACCAGATGCGCTCAAGGTGGTTATAGACCACATAGGCATTGTTATAGTCGCTATCACCTGCTGGGTAGAACCACCAGACTTCGTTCCATTGCTCGTTGGTGCCGCAGATAACCTGATCGGACTGAGAGATGTTAATGTTCTGGAACACGTGATTGCGCAGTGTGCATGGTAGCGTTTCGACGCGCCCGGTATAGGCATAGAACTTATCTTGGCCCATCCAGTAGGTAATGTTAGCTGCCGTTGTCACCGCACGTGATGAGATGATGGAGATATTGTCAGCATATTCCTGCAAGCCGAACACGTCTGTCGTGCCGAGGAATTGGAGCGTGAACAGGTGGCTATCCGTCCAGACCAAGATTTCCTGACGTGATGGCATAGCGCGTACGATGCGCGAGCCACGCGATACCCGGATGTCCCCTGCGGTATTGGTCGGCTGCGGAATCCAGTCTTCAGGAGTGTCTTGGTCAGCCCAACGGATAAGCATCGGGTCGAAATCGTCAGGGTTCGTTGAGCCAAACGGCACAGCGCCAAAGGCAATAAGATGCCGGTCTTGCTGAGACACGAGCAACTGCATAATCTTAACTGGTACTGCTTCTGCATATTCCGTAGGGGTATAGACAGGCGCGCTGGTCGCCGTAGCCCAGTCAAACGCATACTTCTGTAGCGTAATAGCCCGCGTGGCAAGCGCCGTGCCCGGATCGGGAGTAGCACCGCGAACCCACCAGTAACCAGCCCCATTGCGGATATTCATGACGAGGTCGTTATCGAAGTTATCGAACCACCAGTCGCGCTGCGGGAAGAAGACCGGCTCAGTCGAACCAAGACCCCAAGCCCCACGCGACCACGTGCCTGTACCCCAACCATAACCTTCTGTGGTAATTGGATATCCGGGGCGGATTTCGAAGTCGATGATAATAACAGTACCGCCTCCACCAGAGACGTTTGAGGTGACCGGACTTGTAACAGGGATCGTGAAAGTCAGGCCAGTAACCACAGTAATCTCGTGGTTGCCGTTAATCTCGTCCGCAGGCACACCACCAATAGTGCCGGTTACACCTGAGATTTCTACGAAGTCACCTGTTTCGGCAAGGTGTGCCACCGGTAACTGGATGGTTACCACATTAGGCGCAGTGGTATCTGTGTAGACGCAGTTGTCAGTGTCCGGTGTGTCAAGCGTAGGGTCAACCAGACGCAGTGGGGTGATGTTATTGTAGTAGCCACCATTCTCGATGAAAACCTTCTGATGCGTACCAAGCGCCATGAGGTTATCGGAATAGGTCGTGACCCAGTTCCACATCTGACGGCACACGCCTTGGAATTGAGCAGACGTAGCTTTCTGCCAGCCACCAATCTTCTCTGGATATCCAGAGCGGAAACGTATTTTGTCGCACTCGCGCCAACCGCCCTCGTTCGAGTAGTCGGTCTGGTCGCGGTTTACACCGGGCTTAAACTGGAGCTTGATGAATGGCATCTATTAGCTCCTACTGCTGACTAAACTGGAAAGTGACGTAGCCGCTCGCACCACCAGCGATTATCTGGTACGCTTGTCCCGGCGTAACCGAAACAGAAGAAGCACTAGTTATAATTTGCGGTTGCCCTGCCGACGTCGTGCCTGCTGCGGTGCGCCCAAAGGCGGAGGATGGGGTGCCGGGAAACTCGCCGCCGGGGGTATAAACGAAAAAGCCGATACCCCATTCAACGGGAGGTTGGCCCGGGCCACCTACTGGGCTACTGCTACGATTATCCCACGGGCCGAGAACGCGTTCAGCTACACCATTAGCGAGGTAAGTTTGGGGGTTACTCGGCTGCGTAAAATAACCACCCGTAGAAGAATTCCAACTTAGCAATAGCGGGTCAAGAGTTATGTACCGGTCTCCGGTACCCCCTGAGTTAGCTGCCGCTAGGACGCCGTCTGCATACGCCCCTGCCTGCGCATAAGTGTAGAACGCACCGGGTGAGCCCGGTTGATCGGAGCTGGGTACGTAGGCAGCTCCGTAAACAGTATTGTACACATAATCTCCGGGGACCTCGGAATACAGACCACCAGCAACCTGAAGGTTAAGAATCGTAGACACGCCAGTAGGCGCAGTCCATATGCTACTGGTACCAGCGCCAAACGTAACCGTTTGAAAAACAGGAGGCGGTCCCGGAGGTGGTGGAGTCGGGGTCGGCGGAGGAGGCGGAGGAGCAGCCGAAAAGGTACCAGCCCCTCGTGCGCTTGCTACTCCACGTGTGACGATTGTCGGCACTGTGCGCTCCTTAGACGAACTTAGTCAGCGATGCAAAGACCGTATAGGCTGCGCTACCCGTCTTCACAATGGTATATGTATAAGCGTCAACACTCGAGGTGTTGCCTACGACAGGCGCACTATTCTGCCATTTGGGGGTGACGGTCACACCGTCAACTTGAAAGACATTATTGTAATACCCTACGGTGCTGATGGTAGCAAAGACCGCAATAGTGATCGCCTGCCCCGTAGAAAGCAGTGAGTTGATGGTCGTACCGCTATTACCACGTACATTAACCGTCCAGTTAGCCGATGCGTTACCGGTATAGTATAGTACCGACTGCGTAATCGCGTCGATAGTCAAAGTGCCACTCAGACCCGAACCTACAACTGTGGCGGTTTCAATAGCATAAGCCAGCGGCTGGAGCGACGTAATGTCCGTGTTAGTCCCAGACTTAGCTGCGCTCAGGTTAGACCGTGCACCCGCAGCCGTGTTTGATCCTACGCCGCCAGAGGTAAGGGCAAGAGGCGTTCCAAGTGTAAGCGATGTCAGGTGCGTCGTAGCGTCCACCACATTCACGCCGTCATTGTAAACCCACATAGTCTTGCCAGTAGGCACCGTGATGCCAGTGCCCGCAGTCGTCTTAACCACCACGCTGTCTGCACAGGTGTTGTTGACGATGTAGACCTTCTCAATGCTGGGTACGACCAGATTGCGTGTCGAGCCGCCAGTGGTGCCGATCAAGTTCAAGCGCAGGTTACGTGCGGTCTGCGTCGTGTTTGCATTGGAAAGAGTAAGTGTGACGTTGCCACTAGCAAAGGTAACATCCGCTGAACCGACAATAGCTTCTTCAAGCGCAGTCCCAAGGTTGACATTTGTGACGTTACCCCACGTGGCGAGGTTCTCGCCAGTGGTCATTAACTGGATTTTGAGATTGCTATATGTGCTTGACATCTTCTTTCCTTACGTCGGTATCTGAGTCCAGATTACTGTGTTACCACCACTGACCTGCATCTGTGTACCTGCTTAGGTGTCATCAACCACCTGCCAGTTTGGTATTTGCGTATCGGGTATAGCAGACCAATCTGTACTTTGCGAGCTAATAACAACCTGCCAACTTGGGTCCTGTGTGTCATCAATCGTAACCCAAACACCCGCCTGAGAGTCATCTATAGGCACCCAGTCTGGGTCTTGTACTGGAACGATTGGGTTCCAGCTAGGTACTTCTACAGTACCGATAGAGCCATTGGCTGAAACACCAGTTACTGAGTAGCTAGAACGGGTTGTAGTTGTGCCGATGAAGCCGTCGGCTGAAACACCCGTAGGCAGTGCGTTGGCTTTACCTGAAACCGTAGTTGTACCGACGAAGCCGTCGGCTGCTATGCCTGTGACTGAGAAACCAGTTCCTAGTTTAATCTCAATTGTGCCGACGAAGCCGTCGGCTGCTATGCCTGTGACAGGCACGTCGGCTTTAGCTAAGACCTCAGATGTGCCAACGAAGCCTTCGGCTAAGACGTCTGTAACATCTACGTTTGTATTGAACCGCTGGTCGGTTTCCACCCCTGAGAAGGGCACGACTGAGAAGCCTGAGAAACCTAAGAGGGCCGTGTTGTCTACGTTGCCTACGGCCTCACTAACATCACCAATGAAGCCGTCGGTTGCTACGCCTGTTAGGGTAGTGCTGGCTTTACCCGAAACCGTAGATATGCCGATAAACTCATTGGCTGAAACACCCGTAGGCAGGGCGTTAGCTTTAGCTGAGACCGCAGATGTACCGATTAACCCATTGGCTGCTACGCCTGTTACCGGTACGTTAGCTTTAGCTAAGACCGCAGATGTACCGACGAAGCCGTCGGCTGCTACGCCTGTGACAGGCACGTTGGCTTTAGCCAAGACCGCAGATGTGCCAATGAAGCCGTCGGCTGTTACGCCTGTTACTTGGTAGCTGAACCTAAACGCAACCGTGCCGACGAAGCCGTTGGCTGCTATGCCTGTTATGGTAGTGCGGCCTTTAGCCGAGATCGTAGCGGTGCCAACAAAGCCGTTGGATGCTACGCCTGTAACTGAGAAACTAATTCCTAGTTTAAATGTAGGTGTGCCAACGAAGCCTTCGGCTGCTACGCCAGTTAGGGTAGTGCTGGCTTTAGCTGAGACCGTAGATGTGCCGATGAAACCATTGGCTGCTACGCCTGTGGGTAGTGCGTTGGCTTTAGCTAAGACCGCAGATGTGCCAATGAAACCATCGGTTGCTACGCCTGTGATAGGCAAGTTGGCTTTAGCCGAGATCGTAGCGGTGCCAATGAAGCCGTTGGCTACTACGCCTGTGAGTAGTGCGTTAGCTTTAATTGAGATCGTAGATGTACCGACGAAACCTTCGGTTGCTACGCCTGTGACTGAGAAACTAGTTCCCAGTTTAAATGCAGGTGTGCCAATGAAACCATCGGCTGCTATGCCTGTGACAGGCACGTTGGCTTTAGCTAAGACCGTAGATGTGCCAATAAAGCCATTAGCCGAAACGTCTGTGACATCTACGTTTGTGTTGAATCGTTGGTCGGTTTCCACCCCTGAGAAGGGCACGACTGAGAAGCCCGAGAAACCTAAGAGGGCCGTGTTATCTATATTGCCTAAGGTTTCGCTGACATCCCCAATGAAGCCCTCGGCTACAACACCTGTGAGTGGTACGTTGGCTTTAGCAAAGACCGTAGATGTGCCAATGAAGCCGTTGGTTGTTATGCCTGTGAGTAGTGCGTTGGCTTTAGCTGAGACCGTAGATGTGCCAATGAAGCCATTGGCTGCTACGCCAGTTAGGGTAGTGATGCCTTTGGCCGAGATCGTGGCTGTGCCAATGAAGCCTTCGGCTGAAACACCCGTAGGCAGTGCGTTAGCTTTAGCCGAGACCGCAGATGTACCGACGAAGCCGTTGGCTAAAACACCCGTAGGCAGTGCGTTAGCTTTAGCTGAGACCGCAGACGTGCCAATGAAGCCACCGGCTGCTACGCCAGTTAGGGTAGTGCGGGCTTTAGCTGAGACCGTAGATGTGCCGATAAACCCATTAGCTGCGACGCCAGTTAGGGTAGTGCTTACTTTAGTCGAGATTGTAGCGGTGCCAATGAAACCATTGGCTGCTACGCCAGTTAGGGTAGTGCTAGCTTTAGCTAAGACCGCAGTTGTACCAATAAAGCCGTTAGCTGAAACACCCGTAGGTAGGGCGTTGGCTTTGGCTAGAACTGTTTCGTTACCGATGAACCCGTTGGTTGAGACGCCTGTTAGGGCAGTGCGGGCCTTAGCTGAGACCGTAGATGTGCCGATAAACCCGTTGGCTGAAACGCCTGTTACTCGGTAGCTAAACCTAAACGCAACTGTGCCAACGAAGCCGTTGGCTGCTACGCCTGTGACAGGCACGTTGGCTTTGGCTAGAACTGTTTCGTTACCGATGAACCCAGTAGCTGAAACGCCTGTGACAGGCACGTTGGCTTTGGCTAGAACTGTTTCGTTACCGATGAACCCATTGGCTGCTATGCCTGTGACGGATACTCGGGCTTTAGCTAAGACTGCTTCATTACCAACGAACCCATTGGCTGCTACGCCTGTGACTAGGTAACCAAACTTAATCGTAACTGCGCCAATGAAGCCACCGGCTGCTACGCCTGTTAAAGTAGTTCTGGCTTTGGCCGATACCGTAGATGTACCGACGAACCCGTTGGCTGCTACGCCTGTTACTCGGTAGCTGAACCTAAACGCAACTGTGCCAATAAACCCATTGGCTGCTACGCCTGTGGCGGATACGCTTACAGATACATTAGGTAGAGTACTAAACGGTGTAGTAGAGAGGGGAGTAAAGCCAAACATACTATAGCTCCCTCCCTAAGCTGCGGTTAGGTAAATACCATACAGGGTGGTAAATTACCCGTTAGTTGCGCTGCCGATTGCGTTACGCATCGTCATGCCGAGGATAGCCGTAATAGCTATCTGACTTGCTTCTATAGCAGAGGCATCACCAACAAGAAAGCTGGCAATAGCGCCAATGACGCCAAGGGCACCGACGATATAAGTCTTTTTACCTTTAAACTTACCCATAATCATTCTCCCGTTTCTTTAAGCCATGCCGCCACATCAAATGATGGGCAGGCTTTTCTAGTACCGGGCCAGTCGCGGTGACCGCGAATGATAATGCCCGGATAGCGTCCCTTATACGTCCTAATGAGTGTAAGGAGCGACTTCTTTTGTGCATCTGTACGGGTATCTTTAGGTTGTTTCATACCCTTATCCATACCACCAATGTAGCAGATGCCAATGTTGCCTGTGTTTGCGTTGCCTACATGCGCACCTTTTTGGTCATCGCGCAGCGTACGGTGCATAGAGCCATCAACCTCAATAACCCAGTGGTAGCTAGTCTGGCCGAACTTAGCCTTGTCCCACTCTGTAACCTGCTCATGCGTAACATGACGCCCTTCTGGCGTAGCCGCGCAGTGGATCGTGAGATATTTGACAGGACCTAGTTTTGCCATCACTCAGCAGCTTGTGGCTCAACCCAATCTGGGTTCAGCGCCCAATCAGTACCGTCGAAGGTATACTTGTTACCAACCCAATCGTCGGGGGCAGTAATACCTTCGTATATGGTTGCAGTGCTGGCGTTAAGGTCAGCGATTATGAACTCAGCCGGATCGCCAACGACGATGGTGTCCTCATTCAATACAACGACTTCTGTATCATCGAGCAGATACTTAGAGAGGTTAGTAGAATTTTCAACGATGGTTTGCATGGGCTTATCCTTTTACAATAATCTTGCTTGCTGCAACAGCTGTGCCAGCAAACACGGATGGGCTATCCGCCGTCAAGCCTAGCGCTCCGGTAGTTTGTACGAAATAAGACTGTCCCGGTGTGAGGCCAGTCTGCGCATCATCGACAGCGCCCACTACTTGGACAGTAGCCGTTTGGCCGTTCGTATAGGCACCGTTACTGAAGCCGATAAAGTTTTCAGCGGTGAGGTTGGTGCCCTTGACTGTTCCGACGATAGCAGTACCAAAGCTGGAGTTGCCGGCGTCTTGATAAGCTATGACTACTTTTTGAGAAACGCTGTCGTAAGTGGCGGAAATGTATGGGGTAGTTGCGCTCTCAAACACAACCACAGTACCAAAACTGATGCTGGTGCCACTGACTGTTCCGACGATAGCAGTACCAAAGCTGGAATTGCCAACGTCTTGATAAGCGATGACTACTCGTTGACTAAAGCTGTCGTAGGTGGCGGAAATGTATGCGGTACTTGCGCTCTCAAACACAACCGCAGTACCAAAACTGATGCTGGTGCCACTGACTGTTCCGACGATAGCAGTACCGTAGTTGGAGTTGCCGGAGTCTTGATAAGCAATAACTACTCTCTGAGCGTTGCTGTCGTAAGTGGCGGAAATGTCAATGGTGGCCGCGCTTTCGAACACAACCGCAGTACCAAAACTGATGCTGGTGCCGCTCACCGTACCAACGATAGCAGTACCGTAGTTGGAGTTGGCTACGTCCCGATAAGCTATGACTACTTTTTGAGAAACGCTGTCGTAAGTGGCGGAAATGTATGTGGTATTTGCGCTCTCAAACACAGTCGCAGTACCGAAGGTCGGGCTTGAAAAAACGACTATGCCTGCCACGCTCACTGTTCCGTCAGTATTAACGATAACCGTTGAGCCGTCTGCCAGCGTTCCAGAAGCGACAGCTTGAAACGCGGGGCCGCCTGCTGCACTCGTCCATGCCGTGCCATTGCTAGTAAGGACGTTACCTGCTGTGCCGGGTGAAGTTAACCCAGTGCCGCCATTAGCGGCAGGCAGTGTGCCGTAGCCATCCGAAATAGCCTTACCAGCAGGATAGGTTACAAAGACATCCTTGGTACCTGCGGAGAAGGTAACCTTGGTCGTACCACCTGCACTTGATGCGAGCACCGTATCGCGGGATAGTGTTGTACCCGAAGCCGTGTAAGTGCCGATACCAACTTCCCACTCCGAACCTGCCGTAATAGTATAATACGTAGTATTGCCGTTACCGATAGCCGTGCCAAACGAAACATACCCGATAGGGGCCGTACCACTAAGCGTGATCGTGCCCGTACCAGTTGTCGTAGTTGTGTCCTTGACACGGTCTGCGAGAATAAGTGGCATTACATAGGGTTCCGTAGTTTATATTATGGCTGGCTATCGGCTACGCTACTAATGTTATTAAGCTTGACCAATACGGATAATTGCGTTCGTAGCATCAAATGCTGGGAAGACGATGGTGAAATCGCCTGCCGTCGAAGTCTTATCCGAACCAAAGTCCAGTACACATACCGCAGCGTTCGTCAGCGTGGTGTTCGCGTTCGAGTTAGCAGACGGCGTGGTATTATAAATAAGAGCGCCGCGAGCCGTAACGGTCGCATTGGTGAACGTAAGGTCGGTAAAGTCAGTGAAACCCGTACCATTGGTAGTCGTTGAGTTAGTTGTACCGACACCGGTACGCGTCAGCGTGCCGCCACCAGCCGTGTAGTTTGTGCCGGTCACTTCGTTGGTAGCCGAATAAGCCGTCGTGTTTGCATCAATCGTAGCTGAAGAAGTGTACATGGCTAACTTGAAAGTGTCGCCACCTGTTACACGAAAGTCGTGTACGGCGAGCATAAGTTCAGCTTTGAAACTAGTGCACATTGCTTGGGTAATTGGCATGTTAAGGCCTCCTTATATATCGAGTATGGCGGTTAGCTCTGGATGCCCCGCCTGTTTAAATTTACTTACCAGAGTTACATTATGAGACCGAATTGCTTCGTGCATATAAAACACAATTACTTCCCGTATATTTTCTCGGAAAGCTTCGGCCTGATCGCGGATAGCTGGGTGTGTCTGACTACCTACGTACATGATCTTGTCTAATGCGCGGTCAGCAATTTCTTCAGGCGTAAACCCACGGTTATCCGAGGTCATTACCATAACGTTTCCGATATTACCTGCTGCTAAATCAAACATCTATACTACCTCACTGGGTACCGTACTTGCGGAGTCCGATACATATCTTGACGGTTCTTGCCTTCGCCCAGTTGCTTCAGCATACCCATCGCTTCGTTGTAGCGCTTTTGGTATTCAGCAATAACGTCAGCTTCGCCTTTCATGAACGTATACGCTTCTAATAGCGCGCCGTAAAGTAAAACGCTCTCAAAGTTATCACCTAACCACGTCGAACCTGCAACCGTAATCGACGGCGGGTAGTAGAAATAGTGAAGTTCTGCGCCGTAATTTTGGTCTGGGGTAGGTCCAAGGATGAAGGAGTTCACATCAAAGAAAGCGTAGTGAGTTGGCGGTCCCGTCACATTTGGATTAGGGAAGGACGAACGAATAAAGCTCACATCTTTATTCAGCAGGAACTCGTACGACCCAGTATTTGCGTCAATCAACGCGATTGAAAACGTAGCAAGCCAATCCGAAGGAACAGAAAGATATTTGTTGTTGGCGGTCACGCTGCCGGTGACGTTCTTCCGTAAGTCCAGAAGTTGGACTGAGTTGAAGATGCGCTCTTCGGCGTTAACGATGAAAATATCAATTTGCTCAGTCGAAGTGAGTCCACCCGACCCTACCGTATCCGGAAAGTCGTTTTCGGTGTAACCCTTAATTGCTTCGACGAGTTCAGCGTAATTCA